CCGAGCCAGCTCGCCAAGATGATCGTGGAGCTGGCGACCGGCGAGAAGGACGAGAAGCGTCGCACGCCAGACGACCCCTCCCCTGCACCCGAGACCCCCGAGAAGAACCCCGCCGCCGTCGTCCTGGGGCGCCTGGGCGGGCTGAAAGGCGGCAAGGCCCGCGCTGCGAAGCTCAGCGCGGAGGAACGCACGGCGATCGCAAGAAAGGCGTCCAGCGTCCGCTGGACTAAGACGTAGCAGGTCAGCCGCAGCCGCCAACAGAGCCACCGAATCACGATCGACGCGGTCTCGCATTTCTTGACCCCGCCGATGCGACGTCAGCGCCCTTCGGCCAGTGTATGGATAGTGATACGGTCCATTCCGGGACCCCGTTGTAGATTCCGCAATGCCCATCGCGGCCTTGTCCCTGGCGCCTCTGCGGCATCTCGCCGACTCGTTCGGGCCCGGCCCCACGCGATCCGCCGCCAGATGATTGCGGGCGGCGGATCGGCGGATCGGCGGGGCTTCCCGGGAGAACATTGCGGGCCGCGATCGGATCGTGTATCAGATGTTCTTGGATGCCGGATTTGGAGGCTGCGTGAACACTACGATTTCCGCCGTCGGGCGGCGCCGCGATGACGGGCGGTACGAGATTACGGAGACGGTCATCGTCGAACGGCACGTCCTTTCGGATGCCATCGACGGCTATGCGTCCCGGGGCGTGACGGTGATGTTCCCACCCGAGCGGGCGGAGACGCCGGCCGCGCTTCCGGCGCCCCACGCCACCGCCACCAAGGAAGGCGACGACCGGCCATCCGATACCGAGCCGCCCGGCGATTCGGCCGGCGACTCGGCGGCCGAATCGCCGGCCGTGAGCCTTAAGAAGTTCGCTGACACGAACCCGACCGAGACATTCGCCCTTGCGGACCTCACCCAGAAGTGCATGGAACTTGGGTGGAACTACGGAGACAAGGACGAGCCGAGGCGCCGGAACGCAGTGAGCGAGCACATCCGGCAGCTCAGGGCGAAGGGCGAGGGCCGGATCTTCAAGATCGGTAACGGGCGGTTGACGACGTACCTCGTGGGGGACGCCGCGGAGCGCGCGCACGCCGCTGCCCGCAAGGTCGAGCGAGACAGCGGATGATGGCGGAGGTGTTGATGAACCGGAAAGACGGATGCCCCGCAGCTGTAAATATCCGGTGCTGTAGGGGCAATTAACAAGGTGGCCGTCCTCCCCGACGCGCCCGCAAGGGTTGCCGGAGCGTCGGGGGAGGACGGGAGGCCGTTGGGTCTCGGGACGGGTCTTGGTTCCGAACGGTGTGGGTAGCACCGGTCGGGACGGGTCCCCATCGCCAACTGCCGGCAGAACCACCGCGGAGCGGCGCAACACGATGTGGATTCTATCCACATGCCCGCCCCGCGGTCAAGACCCTGCCGGCATGAACGGAAAGGTTCGTGCCATGCCTCGGTACAGCGGTATCGTCGCGAGGCCGGGCTACCACCTGATCTTCCGGCCGGTCATCCGGCTCCGGAACGGCCGGGTGCTCTACGCCCAGAGCTACGGGTTGGCCGCGTTCCCGATCTGGGTCCGCGACTAGTCGGCGCTCTTCGCGGTGGGCCCTGTTGGCGTTGAATCGGCAGGGCCCACCCTTCCAATTTCGCCGGGACGAAACAAACTGACCGATAATGCTTGACCGCGTCCGCGCGTTCTGGTACCTTTCTGAACATGAACCGCCTCGACAACAAGACCCGCGTCCTCATCACCAAGCTCCTCGTCGAGGGGAACTCGGTACGGGCCACCGCTCGCATCGCGGACGTCTCCAAGAACACCGTCACCAAGCTCCTCGTGGCGCTGGGCGAGGTCTGCTCGGAGTACCAGGACAAGGCCCTGCGGAACCTCCCCTGCCAGCAGATCGAGGTCGACGAGATCTGGTCCTTCTGCTACTCCAAGCAGAAGAACGTTCCCGTCAGCATGAAGGGTCAGTTTGGCGTCGGCGACGTCTGGACCTGGACCGCCATCGACGCTGAGACGAAGCTCGTCCCGAGCTGGCTGGTCGGGGACCGCGACGGGTACACCGCGGGCGCGTTCATCAAGGACCTGGCGAGCCGTCTGGCGAGCCGCGTGCAGCTCACCAGCGACGGCCTCAAGCTCTACGTGCAGGCCGTTGAAGACGCCTTCGGCTGCGACATCGACTTCGCGCAGCTCATCAAGCAGTACGGCGGCGAGGGCAGCAACCGGAACCCAGAAACCCGCTACAGCCCAGCGGTCTGCACCGGCGTCGAGAAGATCGCCGTCACGGGACGCCCGGATGAGGCGCTGGTCTCCACGTCCTACGTCGAGCGCCAGAACCTCACGATGCGCATGAGCATGCGCCGGTTCACGCGCCTGACCAACGCCTTCTCGAAGAAGGTGCAGAACCACGCGGCCGCCATCGCGCTGCACTTTTTCCACTACAACTTCTGCCGGATCCACTCCTCGCTGCGGGTCACCCCGGCGATGGCCGCCAAGGTCACGGACCGCCTCTGGGAAGTCTCCGACCTGGTCGCGATGCTCGTGGCGCGCGAAGACGCCGAAGAGGCGGAGAAGGGGCCGCGCCGCACGCGCAACAAGCCGAAGACGAACGAAGGCGCCGAGGGCTGAGCGCCGGAGCAGTTACCGAGCCGGCCAGTCCGCGGTAGGGTGTCCCCTCAACCACACCATGGAGGGGACCCGTGGATAGCCGACTCGACGTTGATGCGGCCCTGTTCAGCGCCGCCGTCACCATCTTCTTCGCGACCGATCCAAGTCGCACGGCGCGCGACCTTCTGTTCAACCAGGATGCTCTCGACGCCGCCAGCAAGGCTGCCGTCGAAGCGTTCGGAGCTACGCGGTCTGTGATCCGGGAAGCGCGGTTCCAGAATCGGGCCCTTTTCCAGCAGAAGTCCGAGGGCTGAGGCTGTCTGCTAACTCCAGCACACGCCGCCGGTGTTCCTCGGCTTCGGCCGCAGACAGCGGCGGCGGGGCTTCCTCCTGCTCTCGGCGGCGGCGGTCCTGCGTCTTCTCGTCCCGGATCAGCCCCACCCACCAGCGCACCGCTCGGCGCACGGCGCCGTCGAACAACCCGAACAGCCTTCCCATGTCGCCCTCCCGTCCTCCTCTGTCTCACGAGCGGATCGTATCCGAAGAGGTACGATGCCGGCAACACGCGGGCGAAAGATCAAAGTGACCCACTACCCGGTTTCCCGGGCGGGCGTCGGTCCCGGGATGCTCTCCCGGGAGGGGCACGAGTAGGAGGGGCAGGGCTCGAACCTGCGACCTGCGGCTTATCGGGCCGCTGCTCTACCGCTGAGCCACCCTCCCACGGAAAGGGCCCGGCCGGATGGCGTCCGACCGGGCCCAACACCGGGAGGAGAACGACGACGTCTCCCGTGGTAGCATCGGGCCGGGAGCGCGTCAAGTTCCTCTCTGGAGGTCCCGATGGCCGACTACTCGCCGCCCGCCGCCCACCCCATCGTCCGAATCGGCCCCCGTGGCGGGAAGATCATCGCGGAACGGTTCGGCAAGGACGGGAAGCCGGAGTTCGAGTACCAGCGGCAGGAGCACCAGCACCTGGGCGCCGGGCCGCACCGGGAAGCGCCCTACCAGCGCCCGGTGCAGCAGTCGCTCTTCGACGCCCCGCGCACCCTCGCGCTGAAGCCCCCGGAGGAGCCCCGCCGGCGCGCCACCGATGCACCGCAGGGCGACCTGTTCGGGGCGCCGCGGACGGTCGCCGTCGCCCACCCCGAACCGCCGTCCGGGAGCCGGGTCGCGAAGTTGGCGAAGCCGCTCCCCTGGGCGGCGGTGCAGCACCATGAGCCGGAACCGGCCGCGGCGCCGGCCCCGAAGGCGGAGTGGAAGGCGCCGGAGCCGACGCCGGCAGCGGCGAAGTTGGAGGGGCAGTCGCGGGAGCGGAAGCCGGACGTGGCAGTGAGAGCGGTAGACGATCCGAAGTCGCCCGGGTGGGCCCCCACTCGTGGCCCGGATCCCGAGTCGTTCGACATCGCGGAGACGTCCAACGAGACCGGCTCGCGGATGATCGACGTCTGGCGCCACTTGGTGAAGTTCCCCACCAAGAAGGAGGCCGCAGCGGCGGCCAGAGAGATCGGCTGGAGCGCCAACGACGCGGTGAAGGTGGCAACCCGTTTCCAGGAGTTGTGGGGACTCCACAACATGGGCGGCTACGTCACGAAGCGCGGCTACGACCGGATGCGGCAGGCGCGCGGCGTGGTCGTACCCGAGAAGCCGGTCGAACCTTCGAGCGACGTTCGGCTCCAATGGTCCGCGGCCGAGCTGAGCCAGCCGGGCGAGTACATGCGCTTGAAGGCGGAGTGGGACGCGCTTCCCGTGGACGAGAAGAACCGCAGGAACGCCGCCGGATCGGAGACGCTGGCGACCCCCGCCCGCGTGAACCCCGACGAGGTCACCGCAGCGGAGCAGCGCCAGCGGCAGGAAGCCGCCGAGGAGAGCGCCCGCCGCCGGCGGAAGCCGGACGAGCCGGAGGCCCCGGAGCCGGCGGAGAAGCTCGAGCGGCAGGTCGAGGCCCACGCCGTCGAGCGGGAGGAAGCCGCCGCCGCCGAAGCCGAGAACGAAGGCGACGGCGGCAAGGGCGGGCCGAAGACGGCCATCATCCAGACGCAGCACCTGAAGCGCTTCGAGAAGGAGATCGAGGCGCTCAACAAGCGGGCGCGCCGGCTCCACGTCCCGGAGTTGAAGTGGGAGGAGGTCCCCGGCTCCCGTCGGGTCGAGACCGAGACCCACGAAATGCAGATGCACCACCAGACCTACAAGACGGTTGTCACCCGTCAGGTCTGCGAGGTCCGTCTCATCGGCGACCCGCCGCAGCTCGCGGGCTGGAAGTTCATCGCCAAGGCGAAGGAGACCCCGAACGGCGGCTGGATCTTCAAGACCGCCGCCGGAGAAGAGGTCCCGCTCAAGCTCCGCACGCGGGAGCACCACCGGGACTGCGACCACTGCCAGATGAAGCGCGACCGCAAGGGCGCCTACATCGTCAAGAGCGAGAAGAGCGGCGAGCACAAGACGATCGGGACGTCCTGCGTCAAGGACTTCCTGGGCGGCCATGATCCCGAGGGGGCGATGAACGCCCTCACGATCTGGGCCGACGCGAACCGCATCCTCGCCGGCATGGCCGCCGACGACGGCGAGGGCAGCGACGGCTTCGGCGGTGGCGGAAAGCCCGAGGGCGCCGGTCTCCACCGCTTTCTGTCGCACGTCGCCTGGGCGATCCGGGAGACCGGCTGGGTCTCGAAAGCGGCGGCGCAGGCCTCCGACGAGTTCCACCCGAAGACGGCGACGGTGGACGACGCGCTGCGGACCCTGTTCATGCCGGTCGAAGAGGCCCGCAAGGTTCTGGGGGCGGGCGGGAGCATCAACCCCGAGGCCGCCGACGAAGAGCTGGCGCGCAAGACGATCGCCTGGGCGAAGAAGAAGTACGTCGAGGTCCCCGTCGAGTCCCTGGACACCTTCGGCCACAACCTGCGGACGGTCATCACGGAGGACTACGTCCACAAGGACGTGTTCGGGATGGCGGCGTACCTCGTCCGCGGCTACCAGCGGGAGCAGGGCGAGATCCTGTCGAAGAAGCGGGCGGCGGAGGCCGGGCACTTCGGCAAGCCCGGCGAGAAGGCGGAGACCGACGTCACGGTCATCGCCACCCGCGAAATGGAACCAGGGCAGTGGGGGGAGTCGACCCTGGTCACCATGGAGACCCCGGACGGCCACACCCTGAAGTGGTTCGCGTCGAACCTGCCGCGCAGCTTCGAGCAGGGCGTGAAGATGCGGGTGAAGTTCACCGTGAAGAAGCACGACCAGTACCGCGGGCGTCCCGAGACGACGGTGTCCCGCGTCAACCTCGTCGGCCCGGCCGAGGGGAGCGGCCACAAGGCGTTCATGCCGAAGGGGATGAAGCAGCCGATCCTGCTGCCGAGCTTCAAGGAGGGGACGGGGCTGCACGACCTGTTGGAAGAGGGGCGCCAGCGCGAGGAAACGTTCGAGCAGCGGGTGGAGTCCGCGACCGACGCGAAGTACCGGGAGGAGCTGAAGAGCCCGATCTACTCCGGGAAGTACGCGAAAGTGACGGACGAGGAGCGGGAAGGCCTGCGTCGGAACGTCCGCGACAGCGCGCGCTCGGCGGTCTACCACGAGGACTGGAAGGCGGCCATGATGGCCGCGAACGAGTCCGGCGCGCGGCTCTTCGAGCCCCACGCGCAGCCGGGCGTCCACTTCGTGAACCTCGACCCGCCGGACGAGCCCGGGAAGGCCATCGAGACCTACGAGATCGAGGGGTACTACACGGTCGGCCGCCTCCAGGAACACCCCTACGTCCGGGCGTTCCGGGTCTCCGACCCCGACGGGAAGATGAAGGAGTTCGAGCTGCAGCGCCATGCCCTGGTGGTCGTCGGCGGCGAGGAAGACCCGCCGCCCGAGAAGAAGAAGCGCCCCCGCACCGTGAAGCTCGCCCGCCTCCCCGGCGAGAGCGACTTCGCCCACAGCGAGCGCCAGGCGCGAGAGAACGGCGAGTAGGCCGGAGACCTCCTGCGCCGTTGCGCACTCCCTCTCTGCGGCGCTACGATAGGCGCGCACACAGGGGACGTCGTCCGGGGAGACCGCCAATGGATCCGCTGCGCCGCCTGGCCCGCCAGATCGCCCGGAAGTCCGAGGACGAGGATCCCGACTACCGGGAGCCCGACGACCCCGCCGAGGGCGACGATGAAGGCGACGACGACGGCTCCGCCGAGGACGAGCGCTCCGAGCGGGACGACCTCACCGACAAGGGCCTCGACCAGACCCCCGAGGACACCTTCGCCGACACCGTCCTGGTGCCGCTCTACAAGACCTGGAAGGCGCGCGCGGGCGACCCCCAGGCGCCCTGGCCGGCTCGCTTCCCGGTCCAGCTCCACCCGCTCGCCCACGAAGCGCCGGGGAAGTTCGCGGCCCGGGTCGCCGCCTACTACCGCCGCCGGCCGGAGGCCGCCGAGGCCTTCCACGCCGTCGGCGAGGAGCCGGAGTGGACCGACTGGGTGACCGGCGCGATGCGGCTCGCGAAGGGCGCCGGCTCGAGCCCGAAGCCGAAGCCCGCGGCCAAGCAAGGAGGCCCCGATGCGTCCCCGAATCGTCGCCCTGGGCCCGCAGGCGCCCCGCGTCCTGCGGCTGGCGCCCCGCCCCGCCGTCCCGCTGCGGCTCCCCGACCTGCTCCGAACCTGGGATCTCGGGGTGGAGGCGGTCCCGGAGGGGTTCGCGGTGTCGGGCCCCGGGGATGAGGTCGTGAAGGCCCTGGACGCCCTCAACCTGCCGCTCGAGGGGCTCCACCCGCACCCCGACGACGACGCCGTGTTCGTCGCCACGGTGCCAACCACGGGCGAGCTGCGCGAGGCCGGCTCGGCCGACGTCGCGGCGCTGCGCCGGGCCCTCGGAGGCGCCGATGGCTGACCGACCTGTCATCGAGATCGGACCGCGTGGCGGTCGCATCGTCGGGCACCACGCTGGGCACGGCGGGAAGCCCGTGGCGGAGTACGAAGGGCATGTCGGCGGGGCGCTGCGCCCGTCGCAGCAGCGGCTGTTCGACAGCCCGCGGACGCTGACCCTGAAGCCTCCCGAGGAGCGGGAACGGCGGTCGGCAGCCGGGGAGGCGCAGACGGACCTGTTCGGCCCGCCCCGGACGATCGCCCTGCGGCCCCGCGAGGCCGCCATGGAACGGCGGGTGACAAAGCCCACAAAGCCGCTACCGTGGGCGGCGGAGAAACCGTCTGCGGCGGCGAAGCTCGAAGCGCAGACCGCCGCCCGATCCGCCGAGAAGCCGGCGGCGAAGGACTATGCTCTGCCCGCTGGCGAGTCCCGCTGGCACGGCGGTATCAAGGCCACCCGCGACGGGCGCAGCGTCAACCTCACCGGGGCCACATACCCCGTTAAGGACAGCCTGGCAGCCCTGGGCGCGAAGTGGAACGGCGAACACCGGGCCTGGCGGCTGTCGCACGACAAGTACACGGCGGCCCACGATCGGATCCAGCGGCTCGGCGAGAAGGCCCATGACGCCTCCGCGGCCGAGAAGCGGGGCGAGACGACTCCGCAGCGCTCGGCACCGTCCGGCGGGGGAGGCGCGCGCCCGAGTGGCGGCGGGCCGTCCGAGAAGCAGCTTCACTACGCGCGGAGTCTCATCCGCCGCATGACGCCGTCGCACTGGCACGATTCCGACTACGGCCAGGGAACGAGCCACGTGCCGACTTCCGACGAGCTTCAAAGGTGGTCGGCCCGGGACTTGTCGGCGCTCATCGACGACATGCGCGACTCCCTTGGGATCGGCAGCGCTTACAAGGACCTGAGCGGCGCGGAGCGTCTCGCCGCCCAGGTCGCCGAACGAGCGGCGTAGGAGAACCCGATGGCTGAGCAGTCGCAGGCGCTCGTCCCGGTCGGCTCCCGGCCGCTCGGGCGTCTCCCGCGGGGCGCCCGGCAGATGTCGCGGCCCGGGGACCTGGATTCCCGGCTGGACGTCGACCGCCAGCAGGGCGAGGGCTTCTCCTACCAGTACGACCCCGAAGAGCTGCAGGTCGCGCAGGACTTCATGGAGGGTATGCGGACGCACAGCCGCTACTCCACCTACGCCCTGCGGCAGATGGCGCTCTCCCCCTGGGCGAGCTGCATCCTGTCGACCCGCTGCAACCAGATCGCGAGCTTCAGCCTGGCCCGAGAGGACCCCTACGGGCTCGGCCACCAGATCGCGATCCGGGGCCGCTCGAACCACAGCCCGACCCCGGCGGAGCGCAAGGAGATCGAGCGCGTCGAGTCCTTGCTGCAGACGTCGGGGACCATCAAGGAGCCGCACGAGGTCTTCACCCGGCCCAGCTTCGACGACTTCCTGCGGGCGCTGGCCTACGACTCGCTCGTGCTGGACGCGGGCGTCTTCGAGGTCGTCCCGGACGAGAAGGGGGTCCCGCACCGCTGGCACCCCGCCGACGCCGGCCTCATCTACCGGGTACGGCCGCAAAACCCCTTCGGCGACTACGACAAGGCCGACGCGCAGTTCTGCCAGATCCACCACGACACCCCGACGCAATACTTCGCCCCGGGCGAGCTGTGCTTCGGGATCCGGCGCCCGCGGACCGACGTCCGCAGCAACGGCTATGGTCATCCAGAGCTGACCGAAATGTTGGAGGTGATGTCGGGCCTGCTCTTCGGGTTCACGCACAACCTCAACTGGTTCCGGCAGGGCGGGCCGCGCGGGATGCTGGCCGTGATGGGCCCGATGCACCCGCAGAAGTTCCGGGCTCTCCAGCGCTCGCTGATGTTTATGGCCCGCGGCGTCCAGAACGCCTGGCGGATGGTCGTCGCGAACCCCCAGGGCGAGGGTGCCGACGTGAAGTGGGTTCCCTTCGGCGTCTCCAACAAAGAGATGGAGTTCGCGGAGTGGATCAACGCCTGCTTCCGCCTCATGTGTAGTCTGTGGCAGATCGATGCCACGGAGGTAGGTTTCTACTACGCTTCAGAGGGGAACCGCGGGGCGATGTTCGAGTCCTCCCCGGAGGCCAAGCTGAAGGCCGGCAAGGATAAGGGTCTCCGCCCGCTGGCGACCGCCATCAGCTCGTGGATCAACAAGTTCATCGTCCATCGGCTGAACCCGGACCTGGAACTGGAGTTCCTGGGCCTCGGCGCGATGACCGAGAAGGAGCGCGCCGAGCTCTCCAAGACGCTCGTCGAGTCGTCCCGCACGGTCGACGAGGTCCGGGCGCTCGACAACATGGGCAAGGACCCGAACGGGTTGGGGAACCTCATCCTGAACCCGCAGTACATCACGGCCTACAACGCGCAGCAGGCGCAGAAGCAGCAGGCCGCGATGATGGCGCAGCAGGGCCAGGGCGGGCCGGGCGGTCCCGAAGGTGCGGACGGTCCCGGTGGGGCGGGGCAGCCCGGGGCAGAGGCCCAGGGCGAGGGTGCCGGGGCGCCCGGGGGCGACGACTGGGCGAACGACCCGCTGCCCGATGGGGGCGATGTCAGCGGTGGGTTCGCCGACGAGCAGGCCGGCGAGGCGGCGAAGAGCCTCGTCCGGGCGTACTCCTGGGTCCTTTAGCGGTGAGGTGACGCATGGGCGGTGAGCGGCGAGTGTTGGCGTTGCGGCGGGCGGACATCGGGGGGAGCCCGGAGTACCGGGATGCGGACCTCGCGGTGAAGGGCGACGTCATCGAGATCGGGCCCCGCGGGGGGAAGATCGTCGGCCACACCTTCCACAACGGGAAACGGGTCCCGGTCTATGAGGGGTCCGGCGGCGGCGGGGAGCCGACGCTCGGGAGCGCTGTGCAGGACGACGCCCACCGGCGCGGCTGGTCGTTCCCCAGCGCGAGCGGCTGGTCGGTGAACCGCCAGGCCGGCGGGCACAGCTACGAGATCCAGCACCGGCGCGAGTACGGCGACGACCAACACCTGTCGAGCTACGAGGTCTCCCACGTCGACCCCGACAACAAGCGGACCACGATCGGCAAGTTCCACGAGGCCGACGACGCGAAGCGGGCGGCGCTGCGGCACGACGTCGAGCGCCGCGGGCCCGGCGGAGGTACGCCGGCGCCCTCCCCCGCCGCGGCGAAGCTCTCCGAGCAGACCGCCGGTTCCAAGGTCGTCAGCCTGGCGGACCGGCGGCCCCCGGCGGAGCCGAGCGAGCCCCCGAAGCGCCCCGCCCACCCCGACACGACGGAGCGCCACCTGGGCGCGAAGTACGACGCCGGCCGGGACACCGCCGAGGTCGCCCGCCTGTTCCGCGAGGACGTCAAGCGGGCCATCGCCTCGGGCGACCTGCCGAAGGGGCTGAAGCTCTCGGTCAACACCCGCAAGTACAGCGGCGGCTCGTCCATCCACGTCGAGGTCCAGGCGGCCCCGGGCGTCCAGGTCGGCAACCCGGAGCGGCACGCCCACGACGCGAAGTACGGCCCCCTCGGGAACCCCGGGGAGCGCCCGCCGGCGCTGCTCCACGCGGACGGGGCGGCCCTCCAGGAGAAGCTCCGGGGGCTGCTGCGGGCCTACGAGAAGTCGGCCCACGACTCGGGGAACGACTACTACTCGAGCAACTTCCACCCCAGCGTGGAGTTCGCGAGCGAGCTGCGGAAGGCGCCCGGGGCCGCAGCGCCCGGCTCGTCTTCGTCGAAGGCCGATGCGCTGCGCGAGCAGATCCGGGCGCGCACCGGCGGAGTGACCGCGCCGGCGGCCCCGCCCTCCCCGGCGCTCGCCAAGCTGGCGCAGCAGGCCGCCGCCGGCGCGAGCCCGAACGTCTCCAGCGCGGCCCCGCCCCCCCGACCGGCCGCGGCGCCGCCGAAGCCGGTGGTCTCGCAGACCCTTGCCCGCCAAATCGCGGAGCGGCGGCCAACCCTGGAGATGGGCGCCCAGCAGACCGACCTCGCCGGCCCGCCGTCGCGCAAGACCCACGTCTCGGCGGCCATCCAGCAGTCCGCCGACGAGATCGACCGGCGGCTCGGGAGCCTCGAGCGCATCAACGGGCGCACCGGGGAGTGGTCGAGCCGCGAGCACCTGGCGCGCTACATCAACGCCGCGGAGCGCGGGCTGGTCGAGCTGAAGGGCCTGATGCGCCGAGCGGAATCCGAGGGCGCCTCGGGCGGCAACCTCGGGACCCGGCTGCTCGCCCTGCAGACGAACCTGCGGCGCGCCCAGGGCCACCTGAAGGACCGGAACTACCGCACCGACAAGCCGGCCTCGGAGTCGCTGCCGCTCTTCCGCGGAGAGCCGGCGCCGAACCGGGCGAAGCCGGCCGGCGGACAGGGGAGCCTCTTCGGCGGGCAGGGCGGGACCGACCCGCGCCAGCGGACCCTGTTCTGACGGAGGCGGGATGCGCTTCACCATCGAGGAGACCTACCCGGGCGAGCTCGTCGAGCGCGAGGAGGAGACCCGCAAGAGCCTCGACGACGTGCTCGCCCGAGCGGTCGCCAAGGCCCACGCCGGGGCGGGCCAGCCGTCGCCCACGCGCGACCCGATGCGGCCGTCGCGCGACCTCGTCGACCGCATGGGGGCGCTGTTCGCCGCCCGCCTGCCGCGTATCCTGGACGACGTCGCGACCTTCCTGCAGGCGGAGCGGCCGCGATGATGCCGCTCGGCCCCAAGGAGTTGAAGGAGCTGCGCGCGCTCGTCGCGAACCACTGGACGGGGTTCCTGGCGGAGCTGTTCGGGGCCGGGGCGCTCGGCCTCGACGACGACGAGATCGGCCGGCTGGTCGCTGGGGGCTACCTCGACCCGGCGGCGGCGCTCGCCGTCGACCCCGTGCAGGACGCCTACCTGCTCGGCTTCTACCGGGACCGGCTGACGCAGGCCGGGCTGGACGTCACAGCGGCGCCGTGGTCGGCGGTGAAGGCCGAGATCGCCACGATGCCGGCGCCGCTCACCCGCGGGGAGCTCGCCGCCGTCGACCACGCCCGGCAGTGGGCCGGCGACCACTGCAAGGCGCTCGGGAACCGCATGGAGGACCAGATCCTCTCCGCCGTGAACCCCGAGGATGCCGCGCTGCGGGAGCGGCTGCTCGGCGTCATCAAGGACGAGACCGCCCAGGCGCTGGCCCGCCGGGAGACCGTGGCGCACCTGCGGAGCCGGCTCGGCGAGCTGTCCGGCGACTGGTCCCGGGACTGGCTCCGGATCGCCACGACGGAAATGACGACAGCACAGGAGTACGGCACCGCGGACGCCTACGAGTCGCAACACGGCCCCGACGTGCTGTACTCGAAGATTCCGAACCCGGACGCCTGTCCGAAGTGCCGGTCCGCCTATCTCGACGACGACGGACGCCCCAAGGTGTTCCGGCTGGCCGACCTGCGCGCCAACGGTACGAACGTCGGCCGCAAGCAGGCGGAGTGGCTGCCGGTCGTTGGGTCTCATCACCCCTGGTGTATGTGCCGAGGGGTCCGTGTACCTAACGGATGGTCTTGGAATGACCGGATGGAACTGCGGCCCCCGCCGCGCGGAGCGACGGCTTGAGCACGGTCATTCGCCGAGTCGCCGGGGCGCCGCGCCCCGCCCGTCGCGTGCTGACCTGCCAGCACTGCGGCGCCGTGCTCTCCCACGAGGAGGGCGGCGTGCTCAAGATGCGGGTGCCATCGCGGCTCATCGCGTTCAAGTCGTTCGACGACGGCGACCTCGTCGCGGAGATCCCCTGCCCGCGCTGCCGGCGCGACACCCCGCTCTATCCGATCCGGCTTCAGCGGATCGTCGCGCTGAAGTCTCCGCCCGGCGCTTGACAGCGCGTCTCCGGCGCCCGTAGTCTTGGGGCTGCCGAGAGGCCCGTTGTTCGTCTGCCGCGTGGTCGCGGTTCGGCGGACCGGAGTCCGGCGGCGTTCCAACGCCGCCGCAGGCTCCTGCGAGGGGCGGTTGGTCCAGGATTCCTGGGCTGGCCGCCCTTCTCGCGTTCTCGGGCCTGGAGTCGCCGATGGTCTTCGCCCCGCAGCACCGGACCGATGCGCCGCCGCCGGAGTTCCTCCCCGGAGAGAACGTCTGCGGCAAGGCGTCGTTCTGGTTCGAGGCGGAGGCTCTGGCGGACGACGCGGAGAAGGATCTCGACGCGAGCCGTCAGAGCGCCGCGACGCTGCCGAAGATGCGGATCCGCGGCGTCGCGACGACGGACCACAAGGATATGCAGGGCGAGACCGCCCTGCAGGACGGCGTCGACTGGGCCTACTTCAAGAAGTGGGGCTGGTTCAACGACATCCACAACAAGGCGGCGAACGCCGGGCTGGGCGAGCCGACGGCGGTCTATCCGGTCGACCTGCCGGACGGGCACAAGGGCTGGGTCGTCGAGGGCTTCCTCTACGACACCCCGGACAACCGGAAGCTCTGGGACCTGCTCGTCGCGCTCAAGCGCGACCCCTTCGCGACCCGCAAGATCGGGTTCTCCGTGCAGGGCCCGATCCTGCTCCGGCTGGACGAGTCGGGCCACCCCGCGAAGGACGGGAAGACGCTGGCGCGCATCCTCGTGATGGACGTCAGCATCACCCGGCACCCCATCAACAAGCACGCCCCGCTCGAGGCCGCCCTGAAGAGCCTCGACTGGGCGCTGAAGTCCTTGGAGGCCGGGCACCCGACCCCCACCTACTCGGGCGGCGGGAGCGGCGCTCCGCTTCTGACGCAGAGTCACGACGCGCGGCCGGTGCGCCGCATCATCGGGAGGAAGACCATGGAGAAGGCGGAGTTCGCCCGGCGCTTCGGCAAGTGCGACCCGGACACCCAGCAGCTCGCCGCGAAGGCCCACGGCGTCGAGTGGACGCAGCAGGACGCCGACGGCTACGGCCACGGCGAGCCCGACGGCGACGAGGCCACCAAGAGCTTCGACGAGCAGGGCCGCGAGCTGTACGCGAACGTCGAGACGGCGCTCAAGGACATCGGCGCCCACCTGCGCGAGGGCGGCCAGGTCGTCATGAGCTGGCCCGGCCAGGCCACGGGCGGCGACGAGGTGGTCAAGGCGTTCGAGGTCGTCTCCGGCGGCATCGGCGTGCTGGGCGAGCGCTTCGACAAGATCATGGAGCACCAGGGCGCGCTCTACGACCTGCTCAGGTTCCAGGAGGAGGCCCGCAAGGCGCTCGACGACCGGATCGACGGCCTCGCCGGCCAGCTCGCCGCGCTCGGGGCCCGCCCGCTGCCGCGCAAGACGATCGTCCCGGGGGCCCCGATCGAGCGGCCCGCCGACCAGGTCGCGGCCGACGCGCCGCTGCCCTACGGCGTCGCCCGCAAGAGCCTCGAGGCCGCGCTCAACAACGCCGTCACCGCGGGCGAGCCGCAGGAGCGGATCGACCAGATCAGCAACGCCCGGTCGAACCTGGACGCCGAGCGGCGCTTCCGGGCGGCCGACCTCGCGGCGATGAACGTGCCCCTGATCCAGTAAGCCGGCCCGGCTGACCGGCAAGGCGGGGTAGGCCCCGCAGGAACGCCGGGCAACGCCCGGACCAGCGAAAGGATGGGAAGACGATGGCTTACGACGGCGGCAGCGACTTCGGCGGCGGCTGGGCGGGCGACTTCGGGCAGGCGGACGTGCAGGAGTACATGCAGGTCTACCGGCAGATCCAGAAGTCCCTGGAGGCGGGCTACCCGGAGCCGACCTACGCGGGCGGCGGTTCGGGCGGCGCGCTGATGACGCAGAGCATCGAGGGCACGCTCAAGTGGGCGACCTTCAAGCAGGACCACCTGCGGTTCTGGCCGAAGTTCCCGAAGAGCGACCAGAAGCTCTCCAACACGGTCCACGAGTACACCCGGCAGACCGACCTCGGCGCCCGGGTCGACCTGTGGGCGGCGGAGGGGGCGGTCGGGCCCGAGATCGACTCGAACTTCGAGCGCCTGCTCGCGAAGGTGAAGTACGTCTCGCTGAAGAAGCGCGTCAGCCACCCGATCACGCTGCTCAGCAACATGATCGGCGGGGCGGCGCTCGACAAGGCGAACAAGGACGCGAGCCTCTACATCAAGGAGTTCATGGATCGCCAGCTCTTCTTCGGCGACTCCACGATGAACGCCGCGGCCTTCGACGGCCTCAAGCGCACCTGCGAGGCGACGCACACCGCGGCGAACCCGAAGGTCCACGATCTCCGCGGCGCCGCCCTCGACTCCTCGCGGATGCGCGACGAGTCCGTCCGGCTCGTCAACCCGCCGAACTACGGCAACCCGGGCGTCGTCTGGATGTCGTTCGAGACCCTGGAGGACCAGGGCAAGCTCATGGGCACGTACCTCCGCTACGACATGGCGGACGTCGTCGCCCGCAACGCCGTCGGCGACCGCCGCACGACGCTGCAGGCGACGGGCTTCAACGGCCCCTACGGTCCCGTCAACTTCGAGGCCTCGATCCAGCTCGGCAGCCGCGGCGCGCCGGCGGCGACGGCCATCGGCGAGGTCCAGCCGGCGCAGCCGAACCCGTCGCTCGCGACGGCGGACGACGCCGCGACGCTGTTCGTCGCCGCCGACTACGGCGTCTACCAGTACCAGTTCGTGGCGGTCGGGGCGAAGGGCAAGTCCCTGCACTCGGTCTCCGACGCGGCGACCATCGACGCGACGCACCGCAAGGTCACGGCGACCATCGCCGCCCCGGGGACGGACAACGTCCTCTACTACGAGGTCTTCCGCAGCAAGGTCGGCGAGACCGGCGTCTGGAAGATCGCCGACGTCGTCCAGGCGCGGGCGGGCGGCGTGCCGGACACCACGACCTTCGTGGACATGAACGAGAACCTGCCGGACACGGCCTTCGCGTTCATGCTGGAGATGTCGTCCGAGGTCATGGAGTGGAAGCAGCTCCTCGACTTCGCCCGGGTCCCGCTGGCGCGGACGGACCTGTACTTCCCGTTCACGTACATCATCTACGGGACCCCGATCTTCTACCTCCCGCTCAAGATGTGCATGTTCAAGAACGTCGGGCGGGCGAGCTGATCGGGCTGACGCGCGACCCCACCGCGTAGCACAGGCCGGCCCGTGGGGAGTCCGAGGCCCGGTCCGAGGCACCCACGGAGGCCACCCCCATGATCGAGTCCACCCGCGCCCTGAAGATGACGTCGGGACGCAGCCAGTACCTCGCCGACGGCGGCACGCAGTACGTCGTCGATGCCCGAGGCATCGTCTGGGGGCTCCCCCCGGAGCGGGCCGAATCCCTCGCCGCCCTCAAGGGCTTCGAGGTCGTCGACCTGCCGCCCGGGGCGGAGCCCACCCCGCCGCTGCCGCTGGCCCGGCGCGGCGTCCAGGCCCCGGCGTCGTCCGTGACGCCCGTCCCGGCCGTGGCGCCGCCCCCGGCGAACGTCAGCCTGCAGCAGGCCCTGGCGCTCATCTCCCCGGGCGCCCGGCTCGAAGGGGTCGGTAAGGGGCTCCTCCAGGCGACGCTCAAGGCCAAGGGCTACGACGTCCCGCCGGACGTGCTCAACGAGGCCGTGCTCGAAACCTGGGCGCGGCTCATCGCGACGGAGCGCAACTTCGAGAAGATCCAGGCCGTCGAGCGGCAGACGAAGACGGCGGAGCCCGAGCCGGCGGCGGCGCCCGAGCCGGACCCGGTCTCCGTCGCCGAGGCGCCGAAGGACGCCCCGCCGGAGCCGACCCCGTCTCCGTCGGTCGCCGCGCCGGCCCCGGTCGCCCCGCCGGCGGAAGCCGAGGCGGACGCCGAGGGCGAGGGCGAAGACGGGGACGACGGCGTCGCGGCCTGGATCGCGGAGCGGAGCGCGGAGCTCGCCGCGAAGTCGTGGCCGGAGCTCAAGGACGAGTTCCGGGCGGCGACCGGGCGGGGCGTCAAGCACGAGACGAAGCCCGACGTCATCGCGGCCATCGCGACGGCGCAGGCCCGCGAGGCGGGGCTGCTGCCCCAGGAGTGACCGATGCGGCACCGCAAGACGAACCCGCGCACCGACCCGCGGGACAAGGCTCGGATCTACGACCAGGACGCCGCGGCGGACTGGAACCTCAACGCCAACCGGGCCCCGATCCGCTACGACCCCGCGTGGTCCCGGACCGGCCTCGTCGTGGTCGACTCGAGCCCGAACGTCGCGGAGCCGGCGCCGAACCTCGTCATCCCGGCGTCGGAGCCGCTCGGGGCGATCGGCTTCTTCGTGGTCATCACGGCGGCGGCGACGTTCAACGTCTGGCGGAAGACGGGGCTCACGACGGCTGGCCTCGGGTGGGTGCGGATCCACCAGGTCGTCCTCGGTGCCTCGGATTCCAACGTCGAGCAGTACGTCGAGACCGGGTTCGGCGACGTCTTCGTGCAGGTCGCCGCTGGCGCCGCCGGCGGGACGCCCGTCGCGCTTCACGTCGGGGCGGCCTGACCAGGGGGTGATCCGTGGCCTACTCGCAGCAGCCCCTGACGGTCGACTGGCTGAAGGCAACCTACCTCTTCGGCTGCGATCTGACCGACGACGACGGCCACGCGATGCCGGACGAGGTCTGGGAACTGTGCCTGGAGGCCGCGAAGGAGTGGATCAAGACCGAGCTCGCCATCGGCTTCCCGAAGCGCACCCGGACGCAGCGCCACGACTTCACCCGCGCGAACCTGGAGGCCTGGAGCTTCATCAGCCTGGACTACCGGCCGGTGCGGTCGGTGACCGAGGTGAAGCTGCAGTACGGCGAGTTCCCGATCTTCACGGTGCCGACGTCCTGGATCCTTCAGGAGGACGAGGGCAACCAGCTCCAGATCATCCCGGCTGGCGGGG